CGGAATACATTTATCCGCCTCAAGCTTTCTTAACGCCTTGTGTGAAAACTCCATTTATGGGTAGTACATACGGTGAGGCAGTGGAGCATTTAATTATAGTGCAAGGTGAGCGTGATATGTGTGCTAGCCAAATAACAAACATTAACAAGTGGATTGAATCTACAAAGATTAATAAGTAGCAACAAGTGAAATAAAAGATCGCTAAATATAAAGTGCGGTCTTTTTTTTATTTTAACTGATTGATTTTAAAAATTAAAAGGTACTCCTGATGGGATACCCCTTTCCACGGGTTTTCGGGCGCGCGGTTTTCGACAGTTTTTTGACATCTTAGGCATCATCATCTTTTCCTTTTTTTTTGGCATTTTAACGGTCTCGGCTATGGATAATTTATACGACTTAAAACTCAATATAAATCAGATCGCCGAACTGGTCGGAATGCATCGGCAAACCGTGTCACAAAGGGTTGCAGGACTAACGCCAGCTATTGGCAGTAATTCCAAATTAAAGCTCTATGCACTATCTGATTTAATAAAAATCGGGCTTGCCGAAAAAATGACGGCGGATGTTGATAGCTTGTCTCCCGTTGAGAGACGAGCATTTTGGCAAGCGGAAAACGAAAGACTTAAATACGAGCGAGATACTGGCGAACTGGTACCATCATTTGAAGTTGCTCAAGAGATGGGCTTTTTAGCTAAAGCTGTTGTGCAGTCACTTGATACATTGCCAGATATTTTAGAGCGTGATTGTGCATTAACTCCAACACAATTAACTCGTGTAATACAGGTGATTGATGACGTTAAATCGCAAATGTCATTACATATACAGGCTGGCGATAATAAATCAGAGGAGTAACCATGTTTGCATCAGCTAAAGATATTAGGCGAGATATTGCAAATCTACTTAAACCGCCTCGCCGAATGAAAGTATCGGAAGCCGTAGCGGAATATATGCGTGTGCCTGTTGGTGGGGGGAACTCTGTTAAATGGGATAAAGATACTGCTGCATATATGTTAGATCCGATGGACTGCCTAAACTCTCGTGAATATGACGCAGTAATTTTTGTTGGGCCAGCTCGTACTGGTAAAACAATCGGATTGATTGATGGATGGATAACCTATGCGATTATTTGTGATCCGTCTGATTTCCTCTTGGTGCAACTTACACAAGAGAAAGCCAGTGAACATAGTCGTAAACGTTTAGACCGCACTTTTAGATGCTCGCCTGAGATTGCAAAAAGATTAAGCCCGCGTAAAAACGATAACAATGTCCACGATAAATATTTTAGGGCAGGTAATCTATTAAAGATTGGTTGGCCGTCAATTAACGTATTGTCATCATCCGATTACAAATATGTTGCGTTAACAGATTACGATCGATGGCCCGATGATGTGGACGGCGAGGGTGATGGATTTAGTTTAGCGTCCAAACGGACGACTACATTTATGAGTGCCGGTATGACACTTGTAGAGAGTTCGCCAGGCAAGGATATTGTTGATATAAAACATCATCCAAAAACTACTCACGAGGCACCGCCAACAACTGGAATTTTATCTTTATATAATCGCGGGGATAGACGCAGATTCTATTGGCAATGTCCTCATTGCCAAGAGTGGTTTGAGCCATCAATGGCAAATATGGTGGGGTATCGAGATGATACCGACTATGTTAAGGCAAGCGAAAACGCTCGTTTACAATGCCCACATTGTCAATCTCTCGTAGAGCCTGACAAGAAACGCGCATTAAACATTGGTGGCAAGTGGTTAAAAGAGGGGCAAACGATAGATAAAGACGGTGTAATCCATGGCGAGGGAAGAAACTCTCGTATTGCATCATTTTGGCTGGAAGGCCCTGCCGCCGCTTATCAAACATGGGCACAATTAACTTATAAATTACTTACTGCTGAGCACGAATTTGAGATGACTGGCAGTGAAGAAACGCTAAAGGCAGTAACAAATACAGACTGGGGATTGCCTTATTTACCGCGCTCTGCATTAGAGCAACGCCGAAGTGATGAGCTGATGGAGCGGCGCGAAGAAACCGAAAAAAGAACGGTACCTTATGGGTGCCGTTTTTTATTGGCTGCAGTTGATGTACAGGGTGGGCGGAATCGCCGTTTTGTCGTCCAAATTGTGGGCTATGGTGAAAATAGCGAACGGTGGCTCATTGATAGATACAACATTAAATCATCAATGCGGAGCAATTCCGATGGAGAAAGTCTCCCGATTGATCCGTCCGCCTACCCTGAAGATTGGGATTTACTCATTAGTGATGTGCTTAATAAGCAATATCGCATTGAGGGGTTAGACGGTGGTTTTATGCCAATCCTTGCGATGGCTGTGGATAGTGGCGGTGAGGACGGTGTAACAGATAACGCCTATAAGTTTTGGCGCAGATGTAAGCGTGATGGCATATCAAAACGAGTGTATCTCGTCAAAGGTGATAGCACCAAGCGCCAAAAACTGATTTCTCGCACTTATCCTGATAACACTTCACGGTCAGATCGTCATGCTAAAGCACGAGGTGATGTGCCGCTATACCTACTTCAAACAGACCAACTCAAAGATCGCATTAGTAACGCACTAAGCCGTGAGACTATTGGGGCTAACTATATCCATTTCCCGTCCTGGCTTGGCGAATGGTTTTTTGATGAATTGACCTATGAGGAGCGCGGACAAGACGGTAAGTGGCGAAAACCAGGTAAAGGCAACAATGAGGCGTTTGACTTATTTTGCTATGCCCATGCGATCGCTATTTTGCGTGGTTATGAGCGTATTAAGTGGGGCGATGAGGACAATGTCCCATACTGGGCTAAATTGCCAAGCGTAAACCCTAACGTGATCCGTAGAGAATCATCCGCACCGGAAGAAGAAACTGAAAGTGCGGTAGAAATTGAACAAGTAAAACCGCAACCGAAACCCAAAACAAAAAGTAATTGGCTAAACGGTGGCGTAAGTAAAAAAAGTGGTTGGCTTTAACTCCTAGATAACCTTAAATCGGTAGATACCGAGCCTATGAAAAGGTGGATATGTTGCGGTAATAACTCAAGCCCTGACTAGAGATAGTTGGGGCTTTTTATTATCTAAATTTGGAGGCAGAAAATGCAATTAGCAAATCCAGAAAATTTTAAACAGTTTGTACAAAACAAAGGCTCAAAAACTATTACCACATCAGAAACTGTAGCAAAAGTTTTTGGCAAGTATCATTATCATGTTATACGTGATATCCGTGAAATTTTAGAATCTGGTGATGACGAATTTAACCGAACCAATTTTGGTTTGGTTGAATACATCGATAAAAAAGGCGAAAAGCGCCCAATGTTTGAGATGACAAAAGACGGATTTATGTTGTTGGTCATGGGATATAAAACTAAAAAGGCAATGGCAATTAAGATCGCTTACATCAAAGCATTTAATTTTATGCAAGATCAATTGCTATCTGGCAACATGACATTGCTTGAGCAATATTACCAAGCTTTGGGCGAACATAAAGCCGAAAAACAATTAGCAAGCGTTTGTGGTAAAGCGCTGAATGAATGGAAAGGTAAAAAGCCGTTGCTTGAAGCAACACTAAAAATCTTTGAAGATAAATTGCAAATTGAGTTACCACTACTTAACTAACCGCACCTTAAAAAGTGCGGTTTTTTATTGGGGCAAAAATGGCTATCTACGAAAGAGACGAATTAGAAGAAAAAATCCGAGCGCTTGATGAAAAAATCGAAAACGCCCAAAGCCAAGTGAGCTTTAACGGGCGATCGGTATCTTACCAGGTGTCCGAATGGACAAAACAACGCGACCGCTATCAACAAATGCTTAATGAGTTATTAGTGGAAACAAGGGAGCGCATTAAGCGCCACAGAATCAAATACGCGAGATTTTAAACAATGGGAATACTAGATAAAGCGATTGCCGCAATCTCGCCTAAATGGGGCGCACAGCGAGCAAAAAGCCGATATGTGATGAATGCATACGAGGCAGCAATGCCAAGCCGTACGCATAAAGCAAAACGAGAAAGCCAAGGTGCGAACATTTCAACAAAACAAAGTGCGGTAAGTTTGAGAGAACAGGCCCGTGCGTTAGATCAAAATCACGATATTGTGATTGGAATCCTTGACAAGATGGAAGAACGTGTCATTGGCTCACGAGGAATCCATATTGAACCGCAACCACTTAATTTAAGCGGTGATGTTGATGAGGAGTTAGCAGAGCAAATCCGCAAAAAATGGGCTGAGTGGTCTGTGCGGCCAGAGGTCACCGGACAATTTACCCGACCAGAATTGGAGCGGATACTTTTAAGAACTTGGTTGCGAGACGGTGAAGTATTTATCCAGCTCGTGCGTGGAACCGTCGCAGGACTTAATCATAGTACCAATATTGCATTTAGCCTTGAGGCGTTAGAGCCTGATTTTGTGCCTATGTGGCAATCAGATACCGCAAATGTAATCCAAGGTATAGAGATTAACGCCTGGCGACGTCCTGTATCTTACCGTGTTTACATGGATAACCCACAAGAAAACAACCGCACTTACGGGCGAGTTAAATCAGTGCCGGCAGAAAACATGCTGCACCTTGCATTTAAAAAGCGCTTACACCAATTGCGCGGGGTGTCAATGTTGCACGGTGTAATTGTCCGCCTTGCAGACCTTAAAGATTATGAGGAAAGCGAGCGTGTGGCCGCACGAATTGCCGCCGCCTTTACGATGTACATCAAAAAAGGTGATGCAGCACTCTATGGAGACAACGAGGATTACAGTGCAGACAGTCCGGAACGAGATTTTGAGATTGCTCCAGGTGCAATCATTGATGATTTAAAACCAGGTGAAGATATTGGTCTAATCAACTCTAATCGACCAAATGTCAATCTCGAAACCTTTAGAAATGGACAATTAAGAGCAACCGCAGCGGGTACTCGATCCAGTTACTCGAGCATAGCCCGTGACTATAACGGCACTTACTCAAGCCAACGTCAAGAGTTGGTGGAGAGCTTTGAGGGCTACTCCGTTTTACAAGATACGTTTGTTGCGCATATCTCCCGTCCAATTTACCGAGAATGGCTAAAAATGGCGATTGTCAGTGGAGAAATTGAGGTACCAGTCGATATTGATCCTGCATCACTTTATAACGCTGTTTATAGTGGCCCAGTTATGCCATGGATTGATCCAGCTAAAGAGGCGCAAGCGTGGAAAGAGCGTATTAAAGGTGGATTGGCCACGGAAAGCCAAGCAGTAAGAGCAAGCGGTAGCAATCCAGCAGAAGTGAAACGCAGACGTAAGGTTGAGGTTGAGGAAAACCGAGAATTAGGCCTTAAGTTTGACACGGATTTAACTAACACAGGTACGAGAAATGAAAAAACAAAAGATGATTCTGTCGCCAATGGCGATGGCAGCGAACGTGACAAAGACGAATAACCAGTCTTGGTACTCAATCAAAGCCAAAGCCAACGATACGGCAGAGATCTCAATTTACGATGAGATCGGATTTTGGGGCGTTACGGCGCAGAGCTTTTCGAAAGATCTAAAAGCGCTTGGCAACAACCTCAAGCAGATCAATCTACACATCCACTCACCCGGTGGTGATGTATTTGACGGGATCGCTATCTACAACTTGCTAAAAAATCACCCGGCAAATGTGACTGTTTACATTGACGGTTTGGCAGCAAGTATGGCGAGCGTTATTGCAATGGCAGGGAATGAAGTAATCATGCCAGAAAATGCAATGATGATGATCCACAAGCCTTGGGGTATCCAAGGTGGCGATGCAGAGGATATGCGCAAGTATGCCGACTTATTAGACAAGGTCGAAAATACGCTAATCCCAGCTTACGCAAACAAAACAGGAAAAACACCTGAAGAATTAGCAGAAATGCTATCAGCAGAAACTTGGCTCAACGGAAAAGAATGCGTTGAACAAGGATTTGCAGACAAACTAGCCGAACCACTTGTGGCGATGGCGTCTATTAAATCACGAAAATTAGAGGACTTTGAAAATATGCCAAAAGCAATGAAAGACATGTTGTTTAAGCCACAAGGCAACGCTGGCGCATCTGCACCACAAGCAACAGCAACCCCTGCACAACCAGCACCAACCGAACCGGTAAATCAAGCGCCAACAGCTTCGGTAGATAACACCGCACAAGTGCAAGCCGAATTAAATAAACGTAACGCTGAAATTAAAGCGGTATTTGCACCGTTTGGTACTACGCACAATGATTTGTTAGTGGAGTGTTTAGGTGATTTATCAATTACCGCAGATCAAGCCAAAGACAAATTATTAGCAAAACTTGGTGCGGGTACAACGCCAAGCGCAACCGCAACGCCTTACGCAGGTAACGGAAACATCGTTGGCGACAGTGTGAAACAATCTTTGTTAGCCCGTGCCGGTATCGACAAAGACAAAGCAGATGCCAAAGACAATGCCTACAACGCAATGACCTTGCGTGAGCTTGCTCGTGCGTCATTGGTCGATCGTGGTATTAGTGTTGCAGGCCAAAATGCAATGGGAATGGTTGGTTTGGCATTTACCCACTCAAGCTCTGACTTTGGTCAAATCTTAATTGATGTGGCGCACAAATCCTTGCTTAAAGGCTGGGAAACCGCAACGGAAAACTTTGATCAGTTTACCTCTCGCGGCACATTAACCGACTTCCGCGCGGCTAAACGTGTTGGCTTGGGTGATTTTGGCTACTTACCGCAAGTCGGTGAGGGTGAGGAATACACCTACGGCACAATCGGCGATGAAGGCGCTAGCGTTGCATTAGCGACTTATGGGCAATTATTTAGCATTACTCGTCAAGCAATCATCAATGACGATATGCACCTGTTGACAAAAATTCCTGAAAAAATGGGGCAGGCGGCACGTGCAACCATCGCTAAATTAGTGTTTGCGTTATTAACCGGTAACGCGATTGCGCAAGATGGCAAAAAATTATTTGATGCCTCGCACAAAAACTCATTTGATAATGCCGCATTAGATGTAGCCAATATTGATAAAGCAATTCAAATGATGAATGGCTTTGTCAATACTCGTGGTGAACCATTAGCGATTGAGCCTGATTTTATGTTGTTACCAACCTCACTTTATACTCGTGCTAAACAAGTTCTAGGTTCAGCAAGTGTGGAGGGGGCTGATATCAATTCTGGCATTATCAATCCAATCCGCGACATTGTGCCGACAGTTAAATCCGCACGTTTACAAGTTGCCGATCCGAAATCTTGGTACTTAATCAACAAAGAGGCAATTGAAGTTTCTTACCTTGATGGCATTGATACGCCATACATGGAGCAACAACAAGGTTTCACTGTTGATGGCGTATCTACCAAGGTGCGCATCGATGCTGGTGTTAACGTGATTGACTACCGTGGCATTGTAAAAGTTACTAACAAGTAACCCAAAATAGCGAAACCCCAAGTAACGGAGAATTACCTGGGGTTTCTTTCATTCCAACTTCCTATACAAGAAGGAATAAATCGTGATTGATTTTAAACTACTTGATGGGGTTTGTAAAATGTTAGAAATCATCGATAAATCAAAGACGGCTCGGCATTTTATATGGGCAGTGCTTGTTCTCTCCTTTATTTGTGTGATTTTATGGTTATCGCCAGATTTCTTGGATGCATTAGGCAAATTCTTATTAATTCAGAAAGGACAATAAATATGGCTAAAAACTATATGCAAGACGGAAACACCGTTCGTTTTACCTCTACTGCAGCCGTAAAAAGCGGTGATGTAGTGATGTTAGAAAACCTTGTTGCAATCTCAGTATCCGATGTTGCACAAAATGAGACAGGCGTTGGCTTAACTACAGGTGTATTTACGGTGAAAGCAAAAGCGGAAGATGACATTAAACAAGGTGCAACTGTTTACTGGTCAGCAACCGATGGTGCAACCATTACCGCTGGTAGTAACAAGCGTTTAGGTATTGCTTGGAATGCTAGTGGCGTATCGATGGGCACTGTAGATGTCAAGATCAACGCTTAGTCCGTTTGATGACGCGCTCGCACAGGCGGACAAAGTCATATCAGATGTGATGATGTCCGTCTATGTTATCAACGGCAAAAAATACAAGGCTGTGCTTGATGAAAGCCCAAAACTAATGAGTGGCAATTACACCGATGATTACTTAATTAATGGCACGACGCGTACTCTCACTCTTTTTAAAGCATCAGGATATAAGCCAAAACTTGGAGATATCATTACTTCTTCAACAGAGGAATATGTTGTGCGAGGGTTTAGCTTTGAAGACAAGAAGATCGTACTGCAATTGGAGTAAATATGGCGGTGAAAATTGAAGGGATGGCAGCATTACAAGCTAATATCCGAAAACTGGCTAATCAAGTCGCGCCTAAAGCGGCAGCAAAAGCGATTAATAAGGTAGCGAGAAGTGCAATCAAAAATGGAACAAAAAATGTATCCAAAGAGATTCATGTGCCAGCTAAATTAATCCGCAAGCGAGCTCGATTATCCCAAAAAGCAACATTGAATCGACCAGTTGCAAAAATACGAGTTGATAGAAGAAATTTACCGTTAATTCGATTATTGGAAAACCCTAGACGAACCATGCGAGCGAGTAAAGGGCAAATCAGAATAGGAAAATATCAAATACAACGCGGTTTCATTCAAACTCTAGCAAATGGTCGTAAACACGTTATGCAGCGACAAGGTAAAGAGCGGTATTCAATTGATGTTGTTAAGATTCCGTTATCTAGACCATTAACAACGGCTTTCCATAATGAGTTAAAAGATTATTCAAGTCAGATCAAAGTCGAACTGACAAGAGAGTTGAGTGACATTTTTAAAAAATAGAGGATTAAATGCTAATTCATAAGAAGATTCGACATCAAGTGTCGGATATGCTCAAAAGCAGTATAAAGGGTGTTGAGAATATTTATTCTGGGCGCCCTTTATTTATTGATATTGACCAAGAAAAAACAGCTATCGCAGTGTTTCTTGATGAGATTTCGTGCGAAGAGGTAGATCTCTGTCATCACGAATATACCGCAGCCTTAAACATCGCAATTTATCTGAAAACTGCATCGGGTGACGACGCATTAGATGATATTGCAGACAAAATCAAAGAGCGATTAAGCGTAGCTATATCTAATGATGAATTATCGGAAAATATTTCTGAAATGACTCTTATTAGCTACGAATACGAGCAAGATACGACGAATCGCACTTGGTTCGTTTCTAACCTTAAATATCAAATTAAGTATGAGGACTAGATATGCCTACAAAAACTACACCGTTTCAACGTACACGATTTTATATCGGCATCGGCGAAGATGTTGGTAAAAAAATTACCGCTTGTACCGTGACCCCGAATGCAACAATAACTGTTCCATCAAGCGGATTCAAAACTGGTGATTGCATCTTAGTGACCGGATTAGGTGCGCTAGATGGATATTATCCAGTTAAATCTGTAGCGGCAGATGTAATCACGTTAGCTGATGAAGTTGATTGGTCAGCGTATG